TCAGAATCTAAAAAAATATAGCATTTCTTGTGGAATGCCAGCTCGTAAATAGAACTCGTGTAAGGACTCACCCGGTCCGGGAGCCAAACCCGCCGTCAATAGGGCAATGGCAAAGCGGTTCGCTTGCCGCTCCAGTTTGCCCGGACTGAAATAGGAATGCTCCTCCAGAAAAAAGCGGCTGATTCCCTTATGGAGCCGGTCATGCCCGAGCTCATGCGCGCATACGAAGCGCTGCCATGGCGGCGGCAGCTGATTGTGGATGACGATGAATCTCCGCCTCAGCTTACGGAAATACAGCCCTTTGGTCGTTTGGCCTAAATCTGCGAATCGAATATGTATGCCCAAGGAAGTCGCGATTTCAAATGGGCAGTTAGTATGATGTTTTTTGATCAGCTGACGGATTAAGGGTTGTAAATGATCATCCATGCCGGTTCACCTGCAATATTGGGATTGGTTGAATCGTTGTAATCGGTATGTATCTCCTTATCCATGTAGATTTATTTCTTGCGTTTGTTCATTTGCTTGGCTTCCCAGAAGAGTCCGGTCAGAACGTCCTTGATGCGCTGCTTGTCCTCCTCGTTCAGAGGGACGCCGTCAAACATGAGCTCACCGTCATCTTCAAGCATTTTCTTGAAATCCCGTTTATCCCTGGAGGTTGCCCAAGCGGGAGCCGAGATGTCTTCATGCTTGGCAGCATCCTGCTGCAGATAACCCGCCTTATTCATCAGCTCTTCATAGGGAACTTCGAGTGCCTCTGCCATTTTGCGAAGTGTTTGCGGCTTGGGGATGCCCCTCAGCCCATTCTCGATCCGGGAGATTTGCGATCCGCTGATATCGGCGGCTTGGGCCAGCTGATTGATGCTCCAGCCTTTGTTCTCCCTTATCTCTTTCAAGTATGATCCAAATATGTGATCCACGTTCCGGCCACTCCTCACCATAGTCCATCTGAAACATCTACTTATAGTATAAACACATCCACCACCTTTGCCAACAGGTAAAATAAAAGGGAGTATTATTGCCAAAAGGCAAGAATATGAAAGGTACGCTCCAATTTCCCGCGAATAGTTCAACCTTTTGAAGGTTTACGCGGGTCTCCAAATAGTGGTATATTAATGAAAAATACGAACAGAATACGAACACTCGAGGTGAGACTAACTTCTGCCAAATGGCAAAGCCAACCTCGACAACGACAATCAAAAGGGAGTGTTTTTCGAATGAATCCATTTTTGCCGGAATTGGATCGCAGAAAGACCCAAAGTGCTGTTGAAGCGATATTCGAGAAATATCGTATCTATAAAACCATTACATTCGAAGTCAGGGAGGCGAGCGTCACGGCATCCTACACGGAACGATTTCATGGACCGACCAACGTCACCTCGGACCAAACGGCATCGGTTGCCATATATAATGTAGATATGCCTGCGGCCAGGAAGCAGTATTGCGAGATCATCGAGTCGATCGTGGAACGGCTTGGCGAGAGAGAACAGACCTTGATTCGGGAACGTTACATGAAGCAGGACGACGTATTCGATTACAAGGTGTACAACCATATCCTCGAACCGCCGGTCAGCAAGGATACGTATACCAAGATCCGCACCCGGGCCTTCTATAAACTGGCGCTGGCTTTAGCGGACAGGGGGCTGCTGAAGCTGCAAGAGTTGGACAAGTCCGTAAAGAGCAAAATGAACTGATCATCGCCGAGATGGATAATTAAACCGAGCCTAAACCGGAGGACCTCAATGAGGCCCTCCGGTTTTTTCTATATCAAGATGAAGATACCGCACCATGAGGCAGAACCTAAAATGAAATGGGGAAAACAGCAATAAATACGAACGTAAGTTCGTACTATTTTCCGCCGACATTCCACTTTAAGTTCCGCATTATCCGTCCCATAAGGCGTCAGCGCATCCAATTTAGGGGTGTAAGATTGTATTATCGGAAATGAAGTTAAACAGAGCATACCGAACACACACTGTGTAGATGTGAGCCGGCCTTATGAAGGACCGGTTTTTTGCTGCGGCCTTAGGCTTCGGTTGCTTCATTTTCGATGCTCTATATATGAAGGAAAGGAGGGGGCCGTGTTGCGCAAGCATGTGAAAGCCGCAAGAAGCTGGTTATCCCACAACCGACCGGAAGCCACCCGGCCATATGCGGAATGAGAGGGGCGGTCAAGCAGGCCACTCTAGATATCGTCCCCGAGCTTGAAGGCCGAATATATGACGTACATCCGCCGGATGGGGTTAGCGAGCCTTTCTTTGGCGTCATTACGCTGGGAGAGGACGTTTGGAAATCCTCATGGGCAGGATACCGGCAGGTGGTGCGATTGAAGCTGTATGCGGATCGTTCCGAATTGCTTCCGTTGGATCGCTGGGTGGAACTTCTAATCCCGGGACTACATCGCAAGCGGGTGATCGGAGCCGATGGGAAAGCATTCAAGCTTCATTATTTGGGTGTGCCGGAAGCCGACAAGTTCGATTCTGTTTCAGGCAAAATGATCCGGGTCTTGCGATTCGGCATCTATATGCCGCAAGCATCCGGGGCAGGCTCCATCGGACAACCCGACGAGTGGCTGCATACGTTGACAGCCTGGACAGGAGAAGTACTGGGCGATCCATGGCGCATCTATCATACGGCATGGCCGGCGGGACGGGATGATTACGCCGTATTATGGCGGATGACGGGCTGCGAGACCAAGATGGCGGGAGCTTCGATGTTCGAGGTTCGCAAAACCTTTACCGGGCATATTGCCGCTCTTGATTCCGTGGACGAGCAGCTCACGGTTTCAAGGCTGGTGGAGGAGCTTGGTACCCAGGTCCAGCTGATGCTGGATTCACAGAATCGCCGCTATTTATCCGTTGCGGAGATTTCCTCCGATATGCAGGCCGATCCCATTCTGGACGGGCAGCTGAAGCTGACTCTGGCGCAGCGGAAGATGCGTTCACCGGAGGAAGCTGCATTGATCAGGCGCATTAACGTTCATCCAATTTTAAAGTGAGGTGGTCACAATGGCTGTAAAAAAAACACTCAAGACAGAAGCTCGCAGTATCAGCGCTCCGCGATATGCGCTAGATGAGCTCGTAACGCACGCCAAGGAACTGTTCGAGGTTCGGGCGGAAGTGCTCGCAGGTGCCATGTATGAGGCAGACGGAGAGCTGTTCACGGTAACCGAAGTCAAAGAAAGAATCCAACAATTTATGAAAGCGAAGGTGGTCTAATCATGGCAGGTGGAACATGGGAAAGCACAAATAAACCGGTACTTCCGGGTTTGTATATGAATTTCAAGGCGGCCGCCGCGTCGGCTATCCAAGGCGGATCCCGCGGCACGGTCGTCGTGCCGGTTAAAGCCAACTGGGGACCGGTGCGCGAGTTCGTGGAAATCGGCAGCGAGTCCGCGATTTCCGAGCTGTATTCCGCGGATAGCGAGGATGGGGCTACGGCTTACGAAACGCTCTATCTGGCCTTGCTTGGCGGGCCAAAGAAGCTGCTGGCTTATCGCCTGGCAGATAACACCGCGGCAGCGGCTAGCGTAACGCTGCAAAATGCGGAAGCTACGCCTTCGGACGTGCTGAAGCTGCAGGCGAAATATCCGGGCAGTCGTGGCAACGGCTTCTCCGTAACCGTGCAGCCGTCGCTGATCGACCCGGCAGCACGCGAGCTTCGTCTCTATGAAGGCGCCAAGCTGCTTGGTACCTATACAAGCCTGGATGGCACAGCAGCGTCGATTGCGGCGCAAATCAATGAAGACGAGAACCTCTGGGTTACGGCTACCGTACTGGAAGCGGCCGGCGTTCCTGCCGATGTGAACGGAGCTGTTCTGTCCGGAGGCAAGAGCGGCAACACCGGACTGACGAATGCAGATTATATCGAGATGCAGGATGCGGTCGAAGGCCAGGAATTCAACGTACTGGCCCTGGATTATGCTGCGGATATGGCTCTGCTGCAGAGCTTTGCGGCCTGGGTGAAGCGTCTTCGTCAAGAAGGACGCGGCGTGATGGCCGTATTCGGCGGAAGCGCTGCGGACGACATCTCCAAGGATGCAGCCAAACTGGCGGCGGCCCGTTCGCTTGCATTGAACCATGAAGGGATTATCAATGTAGGTACGGGCGTGCGTCTGTCCGGCGTGAACTACTGTTCTGCCCAGACGGCTGCTTATGTGGCCGGGCTTATCGCGGGTCAACGCTTGAACCAATCCGCTACATACGCGGTAACGCCATTCGAGGATGTGACCCGCCGCTGGACGCGTTCCGAGCAGGAGCAGGCTGTACGCAATGGCGTGTTCGTGCTTTTCTACGACGGACGTCAGGTGAAGGCGCTGCGCGGCATTAACACGTTGGTGAATCCGGCGGAAGGCCAAAACAATGCCTGGAAAAAAATCCGTTCCATCCGCGTGATGGACGCGATCCATGCGGATTTGCAGCTGGCCGCGGAGCAGACCTACATCGGCAAGGTGAACAATACGGAGGAAGGCCGTCTGGCGCTGATCGGTGCCGTAAAGGAATATCTCGCTTCGTTGTCGCTGAGCAATGTCATCGAGCCGGACGGCTATGACGTCATTCTCGATCCAGCGTACTATGGCGATTCCGCCGTGAACACGCCGGAGCCGGATCAGGTCTTCCTGCAGTGGAACGTGAAACTGACCGACGTGATGGAGCAACTTTTCGGCACATTTTACGTGCAATAACTAGAACGCCGATCAACATTTTTCTTATAAAAACTTAAAGAAATCGAGGAGGAACTTAATATGTTGGATGCTTCAAGAGTCATTATGGGGACATACGGCCAGGCGTATATTGACGGGGTTTGGCAGACACACATCAACAAGCTGGAAGCCAGCGTAGAATTGGAGAAGCGCGAGCTGAAGCTGGTCGGCAACGACTGGACGGTGCACAAAAACGGCAGCAAAAAAGGAACCGGCACGATGACTGGTTACAAAGTTACTTCCGATATGATCTCTCGCGGCTTCACCAAATTCGATATCATCTCCAAGCTGGATGATCCCGAATCCTACGGCCATGAGCGTGTTCGTCTGATCCGCTGCATGCCGGACAAAATCCAGCTGGCCAACTGGACAGCCGGTGAAGAAGTGCAGGAGGAAACTTCATTTACCTTTGAGGGGTACGAGCTGTTGGATCCGATTCAGGGGGATTAAGAGGTTTCTTGTTATCAAGGTCAAGTGCGTCACAAAGCGGGGATCGCCCGGTAAGGAATGCCTGATTCGGGCGATCGTCGCCCGCTTCAATAGGAAGATGAAATCTATTATTTTATGAGTAAAGGAGATACACGCATGAGCTTGCACGAGAACATGAGCGAAGAGCAAATTTTGGACAGTCTGTTTGAGGCAGCCGAGAAGCTGCCGGAGGAAACAGTGCGCATTAAGCGTTTGGATATGCAGATGGTGCTGCAGGGCTTGACTTCAAGCAAGGTGGACAGCATCCGCGAGCGCTGTACCGTTCGCCGTACGATAAAGGGTGCGGTGGATGAGAAGGTGGATACGGAGACGTTTAATGCGTTGCTAATTTCCGAGGCCACGAGCAGTCTGTCGGTAAAGGGTTTGACGCTTAGCGGCTGGGGCGATCCGCGGATTACAAGCCGCTTGAAGCTGTCGGGCGGGGAGCAGGCGGTCCGCCGCATGCTGCTGGCCGGAGAGCTGGATGCCGTAGGCGATAAAGTGCTGGAGTTGTCCGGCTTCGGAGTTGAGATTGCTGACCTAAAAAACTGATCGGCTCCGGGGGAATGACGACGATGCTGTATCATCTGTGGGTCCGGCATCACCTTCGTCCCGGAGATTTTTGGCGGCTCCCGCGAGGCGAGCGCCTGCTGCTGCTCGCTTTCTCCCAGGAGGAGATCGAGGGCATGGCCGGTCAGAGTTTGAAGTGAACAGGAGGTGAAATGAAATGGCTGAAGCCATGAACTATCGCATGAATCTGGTCATAGATCCGAAAAACGTGATCAAGGCCAACCGCGAGCTGCGGGCGATGGAGCGTTATTTTGAGCGGATCCAGGGACGGGTTCTCCGAATTGGCCGTACCCGCATGGCACCTGAAATCGTGCTGAAGGACAGCGCCTCGAAGGGGCTGGACAACCTGCTTGCCAAAATGCAGCGGGTGAAGTCCCAAGTGATCCAGGCCTCGGCGAATGTGAAGCTGAATGTGCAGAAGCAGATCGATACGAATCTAAACCTGAGCGTGCAGAAGCAGATCGAGGCGAGCGTCAAGGTGGATGTGCGGGCGGCAGGGCTTGATTTTTCTCCGTTGACCGATGCGTTGACAGCGAATACGGCTGCGGTGGACAAGCTTACGGCTGCGCTTGGATCGCTTCAGCCTGGAAGCGGCGGGAACGGTAAAAAATCTGGTTTGGATATGGCTATAGGTGCTTTAGGACTTGTAACCGCCTTTGGCGCAACTTTTCGAAGCGGCGGCCAATTGAAAGGTAAATTCAAAGGCGCTAAAGAGGCTTTTTCTGGAAATAAACCTGTCGAGAATAAGCCCGCCGAGGTCAACAAAGGTCGAATCGTTCGCCCTGGACAAAGAGGCAAAAAAGCCAATCAAAATACGGCTACCGCCAAGACTGAACAGGTGGAAAAGCCTTTAACGAAGTGGGGCAAATTTCGTAACATATCTGATAAAGGGGGTGACTTAATAGAAACCGCTGGTACGCTTGCAAAAGGACCGCTAGATTTGGTCAAGGGTGCCATGGATTTGACCAAGGGGATGTTTGGTGGCGGTGGTGCCAGCGGCTTCGTTTCCGGAGGCCTGGCGAGTGCTGCCATATCTGGTACAGGATCTGATGCAGTTAAGCAGGCCGCTGGAGGTAGCGCAGGAGCGAATGCGGTCAAAAATGCGGGCGAAAGCGGCCTAGGCTCCGGCTTGATGAAGGGGCTTGGCAAACGTGCCCTCGGCCCTTTGGGATATATAGCCGATGCGACCGCAATTGCCTCAGCCAAGCCGGGGAAAGAACGAAACCAAGCCATAGGCTCTGCCGTCGGCGGAGGTATTGGAAGCACGATCGGCGGCATCGTTGGCTCCGTGATCCCGGTTGCAGGTACGATGATCGGCTCAACGCTTGGCGGCACCGTAGGAAGCTTTATTGGCGAGAAGGTGGGCGGCGCCATTTCCGGGATTGGTGACAAGTTCAACGAAGGTAAGGAGAAGGTATCGAAGTGGTTCTCCAGTACGTTTTCCTTCGGGAAAAAAGACAAGGAAGCTGCTCAACCGAAGGATGTTCCGAAGGCACCGCCCTCTAGTGCGACTGCCCTTCCGGCTCCCATCATTCCGAAACCAGCGCCGGCTGATTTCAGCAAGCCGCTGCTGCCGAATCCAGCATTGAACCCGACATACGGCCCGTATGTGCCGCCTAGTCATTCTTCAAGCAGTGGATCTTTTGGTCCACCCGCGAGTGCAGCGCAAAACCAAGCTTTAACAGGGAAGCCAACCTCCCCGCAATCCGTTCAGATCAGCCCGGAGCAGATGAGCACGATATCCGGCTTGCTGATGGATTTCAAAACGGAGACAACCGTGAATTACAATCTTCCTCCAGGCGCGGTGCAGGTAACAGTGCATGAGGAACACCCGATCGATGTGGAAGGATTGATTCTTCTGATCGGCCAGCGGCTAAGAGCCGAATTCAGCAAAGCGGCGCAGAACCGGAAGCCGACTCCGATGGCCTATTGAAGATGATGGTTAACAGCAGGCATGAAATCGATCTGAAGGCATCCATACAGAAAGGAGGGAGCCAAGGTGGAGTTTCTTTTGAAGAACGGAAAAGGCATGACGTTCCTATTCCCGGTCAACCCCGAAGAGGTGACCATTTCACGCCAAAAGGGACTGGAAACGGCTACGATTCTCAACTTTGGGGAGTTTGATTTTCCGCAAGGCCATCGGATCAAGGAGATATCGTTCTCTTCATTTTTTCCACAAGATTATAATGCAGCTTATTGCAAAGGAGAAGAGAAAGATCATATTAAACCGCAAACTGCGATGAATAAACTTAACGAGTTTTTGACGTATAAAACGCCCCTGCAATTCGTCATTACCGAGACGGCGGTGAATGTGCCGGTGTATGTCGCCTCCCATCAGTCCACGTTCCGTGGCGGGGAGCTCGGGGATGTGTATTTTGACATCACGCTTCGGACATGGAGCGAAATGAAGGTGGCCAAAACGGCTGGCAGCAGCGGGGCATCTGGAACGAATAAAAAGCCCCGGGCCGACATGAAGGAAAAGAACAAGACGTACACCGTGAAGTCAGGGGACTCACTCTCCAAAATCGCCAAGCTGGAGCTCGGGGACAGCTCGAAATGGAACCAGATCTACAAGCTGAATCAGAAAATGATCGGTAAAGATCCGAATGCCATCAAGCCTGGCCAAAAGCTGGTGCTGTCATGAGTTACAAGGTGATTTTGCAGGATCAATACGATTTATCTCCTTTGGTGGAAGCGATCAGTCTACGAGATTCGCTTGAACAAGTCGCTTATCAGGGAACCGTCAATCTGGTCGTAACGCCGGATACGCCGCCGATCTCGCCGGGAATGGCAATCCGGATCAGCGGGATTCCTTATGGTAAAAAGGATTATGTCCCCCTGCTGCACCCGGCTGTCGTGTGGGAAGTGGAAACCTCGAATAATGGGGTGAAGCGGATGACCCTCACATTGTACGATCGGACGGTATATCTGGACAAATCGGAGGATGAATATCTGTTCCCTGCGAAGCAGACCGCTACCCAGCGATTCAAAAAGTACGCGGCGGACTGGAACCTGAAAATTGCGGTTTTGCCCGATACCGAGAAGCAACTGGGGCGTTCCGTTTACCGGACGCAGTCGATTTACGCGAGCATGTTCGCTGATCTGCGTGAGACGGCCAAAGCCGGCGGCAAGCTGTATCATCCGCGGATGATCGCTTCAGGGCTTGAGCTGTATGAGTTAGGAACGAACAAAGAGGTTTACATCCTGGAGGCCATCACGGATACTACGCAATCGCGGACGTTGGAGGGCGCGGCGACCAAGGTCAAGGTCCTGGCGACAGCCGCAAGCGAGACCGGAAAAGAGGTTCCTTCCAAGGTGATGGCCATCGAGGAGAAGGATATCGCCAAATACGGCCAGCTCCAAGCGATTATTCAGGATGATGAAGTGAAGTCGCCTGCGGCTGCTCGCCAGCTGGCCCGGAGCAAACTGAGAGGGATTCGGGAGACCATCTCCCTGAATGCACCCGATGTCAATACGATCCGTGCCGGAGATGCGGTCATGCTGGGCTCGATGAAGCTGCTCGTGATTTCCGTCAGCCGGGAGCTGGGCAGTCCCGGAAGCATGATGCTGGAGCTGGGGAGTTATGACGATGTAAAAAGGAGGTTTTACCTTGAATAAAGACCCCTATGGACAATTGGCGTCCTCCCTATACGCTTCAATGAACAAGCAAACCCGTCAAGCCATGGGCGGCGTAGGGGCCGTACTCGGCACGATAACCTCGACGGGGCTCAAGCTGGATGATTTCAAGCATGAGCTGCAGGACTATATGGTAGCGGAGCTGCCGGGAATGCTGTCCTTGCCCCATTATACGGCAAAGGGCACCGTGACTTTGGGGGGCCAGCAGCAAGATATGACATTTGATGCCGAAGAGAACGAAGTTGAAGATACCCTTTTTGAATTGGGAAAAGGTTTGAAACCGGGAGACCGCGTGCTCGCCGTTCGGGTTAACAGCGGCAATGATGTGGTTGTTGTATGCAAGGTGGTGAGCAGCGGTGGCTAATTTATTCCCGGAAGACGATGACATGATCTGGACGGATACGACCGATCCGGAGGTACTGGAAGGAGACGGGGCTGTTTTTGGACGGAGCTGGCGGTATGATTTTGAAGCCGGCGAGTTCGTGATGTCCCCGACCCGGAAGATTCCGGTTGCGGACGAGAAGGAAGCCTGGGTTATTTGGTGTGAAAAAGCGATTCGCACGCCGCGTTACCGTCATTTGATCTATACGCGCGATTACGGCAGCGAGCTGGAGGAGCTGGTCGGCAAAGGCTACGACCGATCTCTGCAAGAGAGCGAGATTCAGCGCATGGTCACCGAGACGCTGCTGGCAGACGCGCGGACGGAGAGCGTGGATCAGTTCCTTTTTGCCTGGGAAGGAGAAGCTTGCCGTTTCAGCTGCCGCATTACGAGTATCCGGGATGAGACGGAAATTATAGAAAGCGTGGTGATCTGATGGCAGATTTGCCGTTATATTTGTTGGATCAGACGGAAGAAAACATTATGAACCGCATGCTGAACAAAGTGCCTTCGGACATCGACAAGTCGGAGGGCTCTTTTATTTGGGATGCGCAGGCGCCGGTCGCGTTTATGTTGTCCGAAGCCGCCTTGTGGGCACAGGAGCTGCTGCGTCGAGGCTTTGCGAGCACCGTGGCAAGCGATCATCCGGATATCCGTTCCGCCGAACTCGATCTGAGGACGGCAGAGCATGGGATTACTAGGCGGGAAGCGGTCGCTTCGTCCGGGAGCGTTGCGTTTACGGGGAAGCCGGGGACGACGGTGCCTGCCGGAACCTATGTGGCTACGCCAGCCGATGAGGGCTCCGGGGAATCCTCAGTGGAGTATGTGACCACATCAGGCGTTACGCTGGGTGATTTGGGTACCGGCGCGGCCCCGATCCGAGCCGTCACGCCGGGCAGTAACGGCAATGTTCCCGCAGGCGTCATTCAGCTTATGATGACGTCGGTCAGCGGCGTAACATCGGTTACGAACCCGGAGCCCACGCGGAGCGGGACGGATACCGAAAGCGATCAGTCGCTCCTGGAGCGTTTTTACGCGAAAGTCCGAAGTCAGGGAACGAGTGGTAACAAAGCGCAGTACATGCAGTGGGCCAATGAGATTGCCGGCGTTGGCGGCGTGGAAGTGGCGCCGTTGTGGAAAGGACCCGGTACCGTTGGACTGTATCTCATAGATACAGACAAGCGTGCGGCAAGCCAGGATATCGTGAATGCCGTTCAGCAGTACATTGACCCGTCCCAGGATGGACAGGGTGAAGGCGTTGCTCCGGCCGGTCCGGTAATCACGGTGATGCCTGCGGCGGAAGTGGCGATTGAGATCTCCGTCAAAGTGCAGCGTACGCAGGAGCAGCCTTCGACGATGGAAGAAATCCGGAAGCTGATCGAGGACGGTGTCCGGACGTATTTACAGCAGATCGCTTTTAACCGGAAAGACCCTTTGGTGAGGTATACGCGGATTGCCGCCGTATTGCTGGATATCCCGATTATCGTCGACTACTCGGATTTGACGATTAACGGCCATACCGAGCAGCAAAATATCGAAATTGGCTCCGGTCAGGTCGCGGTGCTCGGGACGGTGAGCGTAAGTGAATAATGTCCGAATGAACAGCTTGCGAGGTCGCGAGCTGTTTTCTTATCTACCGGCCTATTACGAGACTTCCCGCGTTATGCAATCCGACATGGAGGCTAAGGGAAGCGAGTTGGACGCGCTCTACCAGGCGCTGAACTCAGCTGCAGACCAGTTCTTTGTTCGAACAGCAACCTGGGGCCTAGAGCGATGGGAGATGGAGCTTGGCATTCCCACCGACCGAAACAAGCCGATCGAGCAGCGGCGGGCGGTGCTGGAGTCCAAGCTGCGCGGAGCGGGAACCTTCTCCGGTGCGCTTGTGAAAAATGTGGCCGAGGCTTACGATGGCGGCACGGTCGAGGTTTCTTTTCAGCCCGAGGAATGGGGATTTACGGTTAGATTCGTCGATACGCTCGGCATCCCGCCGAATCTGGAGGACTTGAAGTCCGCGATCGAGGAGATCAAGCCGGCGCATCTGGCGGTGGCGTATGCGTTCAACTACTTGCTCATACGCGATATTCATGACGTGATGACATTGGGCGAGCTGGGGCAGACGCCGTTAAACAAATTTGCAGGAGGTGTTTGAGTTGTCCAGTAACACACCGAATTTAGGATTATTGAAGAAAGACCCGATGGTGGATGGCAATGAGACCTTTAACATCGAGACGATGCTGAATGAGAATTGGGATAAGGTTGATGAGGCTGTGGGGAGAACAGGAGGATACGGAGTAACGACTCAGCCTAAAGCGAACGAATATGAAGTTAATCTAAAGCCTGCCCCGGCGAGCCTTACAGCTGGGATTCGGGTTACCGTAAAAATCAACGTTGCAAGCACTGGAGCCCCAATGCTCAACGTTAATGGTTTGGGATCCAAGCCAGTGCTTAAAACAAGCGGCAGTTCTGCCAGTTTTAAGCAGGATGGCGTCTACACATTGGTATATGATGGTCAGGCTTTTATTTTACAGGGTGAAGGGGGTGAGGTAGGAACAGCGACAGCAGCCGATGTGTTAGCACCTAAAACGATTGGAACCGACAACGGAATAGTAACCGGAACCATACCGACACAAGGGAATCAGTTTAAGTCTGGATTATGGTCGAACCCAGATGGGGATGCGTATGTTGATACGTACGTCAATATCGATAGCGGATTTTACCCACCAGGCTCGCAGGTTACAATCCAAGCACATGATCCTGATCTTTTATCAGGCAATATTCGATCTGGTGTAAATATTTTTGGGGTACCAGGCAAGTCCACTGTTGTTGATACGGCCGACGCTGTGCTCGATCCGAATATGCTTGTCGCGGGATACTCAGGGTACGACGATGGAGTTAAAAAAGCTGGTCAGATGCCGAACCGAAGCGCCGAGAATAACCACATGCCTGGTCTTGAATCGACGGTTTGGCCGGGGGATCGATTTTTTATCAAACCACCACACGGTTATTATAACGGAGCTACATGGGTGACGGCAGCGGTACCGGGGCTGACGGCAAATAACCTGCGCGCCGGAATAGAAGTGAGAGGTTTGGTGGGGACATTATCACCAGGTGGGCGAAGTTTGGTACACAATAACCCAATGCCGAAGAATATATCAGCCCCTAACACTTGGGTATATCATGACTTGTTTATAATCCCACCGAGTGAGAGCTATATAGATGTGTACACAGCTGAGAATAATAATATTGTTAAAATGCAGGCTCTGACGATGACGAATGAATTCATCACTACAAAGACGGCTGCACTAGTTCTTATTGACGATGCTGGAGTCGTGTACACACTAAAAACAAGGACAGCTACAGGGGCAGAGGTGATGGCCCAACTTACAGGTTTTGCTCTTGATCGAAGACAACGCACTGGAATCATGTATGAAGCCGGGATGAGTTTGCCTAGCAAGATACCGATGCCCTCGATCCCAGCCAACTTTAAACTTACGGGAACGTTGCGTTTCTGCAGCGCATCTATGTATCAGGGCAGCGATAGTAAACCGGTGGCTGAAGGATGGGCCAGAGATTTAGTGGTTCTAACAACTTAAAATTACGGAGGTTATGAATATGTACATCATATACCAAAAAACATCTGAGAAGACGGGGCAGGTTCAGGAAGTCATAATTAATCCCGCGTTCCCCAGATAAAACCGGGAAGGCATAGAAATTGATGCACCAATGATTTATTCCAAGATCATCCCAGATTTGACACCGGGTGGACTTAGAGAAAAATGAACTGTATTACGCTCCGGAAACAATTGCAATCAAGGTGTCCGACTTACAACAAGTAAATTTTGAGCTGAACACAACCATCAGAACACTGTTAATGGAAAGTGCTAACGACAAGGCAACAATTGCATCCCAGGAGGATACGGTAGAACGTTACTCTTCGAAGTGGCCGCATTGAAAGGAGGTACAGAGTAGATGTGGTATTCGATCGTCAAGCGTTATTATGATAACCAACATCCGTTCTACAACACTGACAGCCTAAAGACTTTTGTTGTGGCAAAGATGATCACTCCAGAAGAAAACGAGCAAATCACAAATGTTGATTATGCAGCATAATGCGCCGTGAGGCGTATTTTTATGCCCTCGGTTATCCGGGGCTTCTTGAAATAGTAGACATCCGGTTAAAGAGAGGAACAATAAATATGATTGTTCATGAAATGCAAACTTCTCTGAAAAGCGCCTTGCAAACGAAATTTAAAGACATCTCCTCCATCTCCAAAGAGGAGGCCGAACCACTACCACCAGCCCCATACTTCCTAACTGAACTAACCCTAACCGAGTTCGAGCCGATATCGACCAATCGATATGCGGCTCGTTTTCATTTCCGTATCTCTTACGTACCAGTGGAAGGGAAGTCAGTGGCAACGATCATGGACGAGATGCTGGAGACCCTAACATCCCTTGAAGTCGAAGGCCGACCATGTCGTGCCTCATCAGTGGCGTGGGAGCGGCCAACTGGGAAGGATGGGGCAGCGGGGGAAGGATATTTTCGCGCAGAGTATGTCATTCAGATGACAACGGATCAGGAAGAGACCGACATGAAGATGCAAACATTGAAACAGGGAGGCGGATTGAAATGAGTAAAAAAGAAACAGCACCGGCGTTCAACAAGCAACAGTTGGCACAATCCAATCAATTCAGTAATCGCAAGAAGGATGTGCTGAGCGCCATTCTCGAAGAGGGCAAGACGTACACCATTCAGCAAGCGAAAGACCAGTTAACCACATTTTTGAAAAAGGAGGTCATCTAAATGGCCGGAGGAACATGGACAACACCCAACAAAGTAAGACCAGGCGTGTATACCCAAATCTCATCGCAGGAGCAGCCGATCGGGCGCGTAGGTGAAAGGGGGATTGCTGCACTGGGCTTGTCCCTTCCATGGGGAGAGCCTCATAAAATCCTGACGATTCAGCCAGGTACCAATCTGGTGGAGGTGCTGGGATATGATATCACATCACCACAGTTGCTCTCGGTAAAAGAAGTGCTCAAGCGCGCAGGCACGCTTTTGCTTTACCGCTTGAACAGCGGGGCCCAGGCTGCAGCTTCTGTTGCCGGTCTCAAAGCAACCGCACTTTATGGTGGAGAACGCGGTAATGATCTCCAGATCGTTGTTGAGAACGCGGTGGATGATCCCGGAAAGTTTGTGGTCAGCACGCTGCTGAGCGGCAAAGCTGTGGACAAGCAGCTTGTAGCTAGTGGAGCCGAACTGGAACCTAACTTGTACGTGACCTTCGCACCGGATACAGGCGATTTGGCGGCCACGGCAGGATTCGCTCTGACAGGTGGCGCGAACGGCACCGTGACGAACCAAGAGCATGTGGACTTCCTTGCCGCGCTTGAGGTCCAAGACTTCCAGACTGTAGGTCTGTTGTCTGCGGACCCAACCCTCAAGTCCCTGTATACCGCATTCGTCAAGCGGCTTCGCGAGCAGGAAGGCAAAAAGGTTCAAGCTGTATTGTCTGACTATCCGGCTGCGGATTATGAAGGCGTCATCTCCGTGAAAAATGGCGTTGTTCTCACTGACGGCTCCGTCGTGGACAAGGTCAAGGCAGTTGCCTGGGTCACTGGCGCCACGGCTGCGGCAGCTGTTAACGAATCCCTAACGTACGCAGCTTACGATGAAGCGGTGGATACCGATGTTCGTTTAAGCCATACAGAGATTGAAGAAGCGCTGACGAAGGGCGAGTTCCTGTTCAGCTACAGCGGCGGCAAAGCCGTGGTAGAGCAGGATATTAACAGCTTTACATCGATTGAGCCGGCCAAAGCGCGCCATTTTTCCAAAAACCGTGTGGTCCGTGTGCTGGATGGCATTGCGAATGATTTGAAGCTGATTTTTGAGAAGTCCTACATCGGGAAGGTAGACAACAATGTGGATGGCCGGACGCTGTTTTGGGCGGAATGCGCGGCGTATTTTGCATCTTTGCAGAATATCGGGGCTATTCAAAATTTCGATGCGAACGAAGATATTGTGGTGACGCCGGGTACAGAAGGCGATGTGCTGTTTGTGGATATCAAGGTACAGCCAGTGGATGCAATTGAAAAAGTATACATGAAAGTGAAGGTGGTCTAAGATGGCATTTTTGCGGGCGAACGACACGATTTCCGGGCAAGAGGGCAAGGCATTCGTCAAAATTGGCGAGCGTATGGAGGAAATGTTCTACATTAAAACACTGGAAGCTACGGTAGAGAAGGAAAAAGCCGAGCTGAAAACGATGGGCCAACGCGCCGTACAGCACAAAGCCATTGGCTGGAAGGGCAGCGGCACGATGACCATTTATTATGTGACCTCACTGTTCCGCGAGTTGATGATGGAATACATTCAAACAGGCAAAGATGCGTACTTCATGATTGAAGTACGTAATGAGGATCCGGGTTCGTCGACGGGACGTCAGACGGTGATTTTGGAAGGAGTCAACCTGGACAGCGTGATTATGGCATCTCTCGACACCGAAGCGGAGGCGCTGGAGGAAGAAGTAGCTTTCACGTTTGAGAATGTGCGGATTGAGACGCCGTTTAACCCATTGGCCTAATATTCAACATTGAATGAGGAGGAAGGAATATGAGCGATTTTAGTATGTTTTTTGCTGGGCAGTCGTCTGCGGAGATTACGGAGGAATTCGTGGTCTCTGTTCGTTTTAAGGATCCTGAAGGGAGTCCTGTGCCTTGGAAGCTGCGCAGCATCACGGAGGAAGAGAACCAGGAGTGCCGAAAAGCGGCTACGCGTAAGGTCAAGGGGAAGAATGGCGTCTTCACGCCGGAAATCGACCCGAATGATTATATGGCGAAGCTGATGGTATCGAGCGTCATTTATCCGGATTTGAAAAACAGCGAGCTGCAAAAATCCTACGGCGTTCTCGGTGCAGAATCCTTGCTCCGCAAAATGCTGCTGCCCGGCGAGTTCGCTGCGCTTGGAGAGCGGGTGCAAGCGCTGAACGGTTTTGACCGGGATATGAACGAACTGGTAGATGACGTAAAAAACTAATCAAAGAGGGCGACGGTGATGCGAACTATGCGTACTACGCCCTCCATGAATTGCACATCCTTCCTCACCAGCTTATGGCGATGTCGGTCCGGGAACGGGCCGCCATCTATGCCATGATTTCGATGCGGGTGGAGAAGGAGAAGCGTGAGCGAGTCCGGAAGCGGAGATAGGTTGTAGAAGAAGGGGGTGAAGGAATGGCGAACACTCAAATACTTGTTCCACCAAAGATCCTGAAGGCATTAAGCAACTGGGATAAACTCGTTTTTGAGCAGTCGTTTATATTCGGTTTGAGTTTTGATCATGCGACCAAAAAAATAAAAGAAGCTGAGGCTAAAATAAATGATGCGGCAGCAGCTCAACAAAATCTGAATGCTGAAGTGAAAAAGGGAGAGAAGGCATCAAGTAAATTTGGCAGTGCGCTTGGTTCAATTAAAGCTGCGTATAAGGAAATGAAATTCATTGCCAATGTCTCCATTATACCGGCAGCAAAACAACAGAACTTGGAAAATGTAATCCAGAGCAAAATAGGAGATCCACAGGTTGGCTCGGCTATGTTTGAAAAATTTAAGCAGGATGCATTGAAATCTGGAGCAGATGTCAACAAAACTCTCGGAAACTCAATATCTTTTATGAACATGACCAAAAACTCGGATGAAATTTCTACGTTAAATGGTTTTGCTGAGCGTTTAAGCAAGCTTTCATCTACAGGGAAGAGTTCGGGAGATGCCGCTGCTGCCATTATGAGTGCGATGCAAGGCGACACCAGTTCACTTGCGAAAGAGTTTAAGATACCTGAAACCAACATCAAACAATTTTCCAAGGAAGTGGTTTCATCCAAGGGCAATTTCGGAGCATTTTTAGCGTCAATGGATCAACTCCTGCAGAAATCGGGGATGACGGAAGAAGCTCTTCAAAAAATGATGGACTCTCCTGTGAGCAAGTGGCAAAAGATGTTGGGATATGTGAACAATGCCTTTATTCAAATAGGGAGCGGGGCGCTTGAATCTATAATACCTATTCTTGATATTATTAACTCTGCGTTTGAATCAGGGGCATTTGAACCGTTTTTTAGCATGTTGAATTCAGGACTATCTTTATTAGCACAAGGATTCTTATGGATTGCTGAAATGATCCCTCCAGCCTGGGAATTCATTAAAGCAACGATCGCGGGAGTCGGTAACACCATTTGGAATCTGATCACTATATTTATGGGGTTGCTTCCTGTTATTGCTTTAGTGGGTGTTTTTTTCGCGATGTTAAATGCAAGTTTGATCATGGGGAGAATATCGGCTTACGCGTTTGCGACAGCTCAATCCGTGATGGCCACGATTACGAACATCGCTGCAGGAGCGATGAGAATATTTAATATGGTTATCAAAGCTAATCCTCTTATGCTATTAATTTCATTAATTATCGCTGCAATGGCCGCATTCGGGGCTTGGAAAGTGGTGACGCTTGGCCTTAAGCAAATATTCAGCAACGTATTCGGCTTCATTGTCGACCTGGCGCAAAACACGGTGAACACTGTCATTTCCGTCATTAACGGCATCATTAAAGGTGTTAACGCGGTAGCGGGCTTTTTTGGAAAGGTCCTTGGTGTGGATACCAAGCAGATTGCAGAGATTGAGTATAAGGCAGACTTTACGAATTTCAAAGACACCGGACAGAAAGGCATAGAAGATTTCTCCATGGATACATTTAAGGATAAATTCATGCCGGATAAGAACCTGGGCAAGAACAGCGAGGATCTTTTAAAACAGTACAACACGGGGAAAACCGGGTACGATGTTGCTCTTCCAAAAACAACCCCGACCCCGTCCATGCCTGCTATGCCCGCCATGCCAACGGCCCCAATCCCGGTAGCCCCTGCTGGAGGCAGCATCGATTCCATCGGGAAAGTGGACAACTCGGTGGACGTTGCGAGCGAGGATCTAAAAGTGATGCGCGACTTGGCGGAAGTGAATGCAATCAGCAATATGATTACTCTGACACCGACCGTGCAGATGACAACAGGAGATATTAACTCCGGGGCCGATCTGGATACGATCATGTCGAGAATTAACCGAACGCTGGAGGAGCAGTTTGTGTCCAGTGCCGAGGGGGTGTATCTGTAGCATGAGCGATTATGGATTTTTTCTGAGCTTCAATAACCAGGAGGAGGTTTTTCGATTTCCGGTGAACCCCGAGCGGATTGACGTGAAGGATAGCGGCGAAGGCAAATCGTATACGGTAGCGGGGCTTGGTGAAGTGAATGCAATTCTGTATCCGAAGCTGACGGAGATTTCGTTTGAAAGCTTTTTTCCGGGTAGGATGTACCCCTTTGTCCATCTAGGATCTGACCAGGTGCCGAAGCTGCCGATTGACTACGTAAATACCATTAAAGGCTGGATGGAGTCCCGCCGACCTGTTCGCTTTGTCATGACGGGGCTTGTTCCCGATCCGCTGAGCGGTACGGATGGCAAGAACGTGGTGCGGGCGATGAAGTCTTTTGGCATCAACATGGCGGCCTCCATCGAGAGCTTCAACTGGAATACGATGTCCGGATCGCCGGAGGATATCGAGTTCTCGATTACGCTCAAACGCTACGTGTTTTATGGGGCTCGGAAGGTGGTACCGGTAAAAGACAAAAAAGCGGCAGCAGTGAAGAAGAAAGACCGACCGGATGACCGCAAAAAACCAACCTCCTATACGGTTGCCAAAGGCGATTCCCTATGGAGCATTGCCCAAAAGCTGCTCGGCAGCGGTTCCCGTCATGCGGACATCCAAAAACTGAACGGAATCAAGGACCATGAGGTCCGGAAGCTGGCCGTCGGCCGGGTTCTCAAGATTCCCTAAAGAGGTGGCGCCGTGATTGAACTGATGATTGACCGCAAGAACGGAAGCGTGTGGGATCTGGGGCAGATCGTAACCGACATCACGTGGAAAACAAGCCGTCAGGCGAAGCCGGCCAGTCTGGATATCAACTATGTGAATAATGGTCTTGCGCAGAGCAAGGCATTCGAAGTGGAGAACGGCGACATTGTGCGATTCCGCAAGGATAACAAGGATCTGTTTTATGGCTATGTTTTTTCCAAGGAGTGGGGCATGGACGCCCAGGTCAAAGTGATGGCTTACGACCAGCTGCGTTACCTGTCCAGCAACGACACCTACCGGTTTACGAATGCCAAGGTGGAGGATATCATTCGCAAGATTGCCAAGGATTTTAATCTGAAAACAGGGACGCTGGCCGATACCGGCCATACCATCCCTGCCATGCTGGAAGCGGACAAGAAACTGATCGATATCATCTGCAAGGCCTTGGATTCTACGCTGATCGCGACCAAGCAGTACTATATGTTTTACGACCAGTACGGTGAGCTGACGTTGACCAACATCAACGACATGCTGCTCATGCTTGCGGTAGGAGAAGACAGCCTCATGACGGATTTTTCATATAAAAAAAGCATCGACAATGAGACGTACAACCGCGTCAAAGTCGTGCGGGACAACAAGCAGACGGGGAAGCGAGATGTTTACCTTTACCAGCACGGACAAAACATTGCCCAATGGGGCCTGCTCCAGTTATACGAGGTTGCTGACGAGAACATGAACCCAGCTCAGTTGAAGCAGTTAGCGCAAAATTTACTGGAGCTGAAGAACAGGGAGCAGCAGACGTTGTCGATTGAGGCTATCGGGGATTTACGGGTCCGTGCCGGAAACACGATTTATGTGAATCTGCCGGAAGAAGGCTTGAAGCCGTATCTCATCGATGAGTGTACGCATAAATTCTCGGACGGTACGCACACGATGTCGCTAAATATGAAGGTGGTGTAAGCAGGGATGCTGGATATTATCAAAAAAGCCAGTCTTAGCGCCGTGGGGAGCACAAACCCGATGGCGGTGCTGTACGGCACAGTCACATCAATCCATCCTCTGGAGGTGAACGTGGATCAGCGTTTTAGCCTGACGGAGGATTTTTTAGTTGTCGGAGAATCAATGACCGAGTACAAGCTGAACATTGGTGGCGCGGAATATGTGATTCGAAAAGGGCTGGAGATCGGTGATACGGTGCTGCTCATTCGTTACCAAGGCGGCCAAACGTATCTCGTGCTGGATCGGTTGGTGAAGCCGTCATGATTCCGCAGGGAGGAATGCTGGAGCCAGATAGCGAGATTGTGGAAACGCTGGAGCAGCCTAGTCTGACGTATGACTTGAACCTAGAGGAAGGAACGATATCAGGTCACATTGACGGTCTTGAGGCCGTTAAACAGGCTGTCGTCAAAATCCTTCAGACTCGCCGATTTGAGCATCTGATCTACAGCAGCAACTATGGGCAGGAGCTAGACTCCGTCATTGGCCGCGACCCGCTGTGGGCCTATGCTGAAATTGAGCGGCATATCAAGGAAGCACTGCTGCAGGATGACCGCTTATTGTCGGTCGATGATATAAATATTACTTTTACGGGCGAGCAGGCGGTTGCGGAATTTACGGTCCAAAGCGTGTATGGGGCTTTCAATATGATCAAGGAGGTGAGAGAGGATGGTTGACGAACAGACGTACGAAGCAATCTTGCAGCGGATGCTGGATCGAATCCCGGATGGTATGGATAAAAGGGAAGGCAGCATCATCTACGATGCATTGGCCCCCTCTGCGGCTGAGCTTGCCCAGATGTACGTGGAATTAGGGTACTCCATGAACCTGAAATTTGCCGCGACGGCATCGGACGAATTTTTGGATCGGAGCATTGCCTGGTCAGGGCTGACCCGGAAGCAGTCTACAAAAGCACAGCTCTTGGGGCACTTCTCAGGCAATAACGGTGCCGCGGTGGATGTGCCTCTAGGGAGCCGTTTTTCATTGAATCCGCTGAATTACAAGGTCATCACCCGATTGGATGCAGGGCAATTTGTTCTGGAGTGCGAGACAAGCGGGAAGGAAGGCAACCGCCGATTCGGTTCGCTGCTTCCGCTGGAATACCTAGAAGGTTTGGTGAAGGCGGAGCTGGTGGAGCTCTGGGTACCTGGCGTAGATACCGAGTCGGACGAAGCGTTGTATGACCGATACCGCGAAAAAATCTCCCGACCCGTGACCAGTGCAAACCGGAATCAGTATGAACTGTGGGCGAGGGAGAAAGCCGGGGTCGGTAAGGCCAAGGCTTTTCCTTTATGGGACGGTCCGGGCACCGTCAAGGTGGTGCTGCTGGATAACGAGATGCGTTCGCCGACGCCTTCCGTTGTGGAATCGGTGCAGCAGTACATCGATCCGACCATGGATGGCATGGGGGAGGGGGTAGCGCCTGTAGGTTCGGTTGTCACCGTTGTTGGTGCGGTTGAAGTGCCAGTAAATATTGAAGTACAGGTTACGCTGCTCGATGGAGCCGGAATGGACGGTGTGCAGGAAGCCATTGAGCAGGGTGTTCGCCAGTATCTGAAAGATCTGGCTATGTCCGACCCGTTGGTCCGGTATAACCGGATCGCCAACGTGATTTTGGATATTCCGGCGGTCATCGACTACGAGGTATTGACCGTGAACGGAGGAACGGACAGCATTCCGATCGAACCGGAAGCCGTGGCTGTCCTGGGGACGGTGACGGTCCGATGAGTAAAGCCGAAGCCTGGCTGGGTTACCTGCCGTCCTATTATCACGATGTTCGAGAAATAAAAGCCATTGCCAGGGCAGAAGGGGCTGAATTGGACAAGTTAGCGCAGGAACTGGAGGATCAGGTGGACCAGTATTATCCCGAAACCGCTACGTGGGCGCTATCCCGGTTCGAGCAGGACTTGAACATTCCGGTGAACCTCTCCAAGCCGATCGAGCAGCGGCGCTCGGTGATTATCTCGAAGATGCGTGGGAGCGGGAAGGTGTCTGCCAGCATGCTCAAAAATGTGGCGCAAGCCTATGAGCGGGGCAGCATCGAGGTATCCGTCCAGCCGGCGGAATATAAAGTGACGATTCATTTTCGAGATACGCTGGGCATTCCGCCCAATTTAAGTGACTTGAAATCGGCCATTGAGGAGATCAAACCCGCCCATATGGCGGTCGATTACGCCCTGCGTTATCTCACCATTGCCGAGGTAGAGGGCATGACCTTTGAGGAAATATCAGCAACAACACAAGACAGATTGTTGGGAGGAGGAGCCTAAATGACGAATCCGGTTACACCGAATATCGGGTTGAACAAAATCGATCGAACCTCGCCGTCCACGACGTATTTCGATCTGGAGAAGTATATTGATCAGAACGCGGATGCCATAGATCAGTTCGCGGGTGAAACCAGCGAGTTCATCGGCGCTTTAGAAAAGCGTCTGGACACGGAGGAGCGCAGGGAAGTCGTGCTGCAGCCGGGGCTTCAGATCGTGAACGCGGAGCGGAGCGCACCTTTTAAGTTGAGCGGGATTAAGGGGCGGACGTTGGTGAATTTGTTGGGGCGGGATGGAGATTGTGAGGACGTAAGCAAATGGCCCACAAACGCCGCAACGGTTGTATTGGATACTACCAATAAAATGTTTGGAAGTTCATCTATTAAAGTTACTAATACGACATCTGGAACTTACGGAAGCGCTTATAGAATGACTCCGGAAATTGCGAACGATAAGTATTACTTAATCGCCGGATTTGTTAAATTGGGAGTAGGTTCAGGCGCAGGGCTAACGTTCCTTAATAAAAACGGTGCGAATGTATTCGGTAATAAAATATCAAATGCGAGTAATTTTGAATTGTCGTATATGAGCCTTTCCCCTAGCGACATAGGAACAGGGACGACGGCAGCCAGGTTAAAATTCGACACAGGTTCAAACGTAGCTACCGATTATGCATACTATGACGGAATCAGAATATATGAAATTACGCAAGCCGAATACGCTACCCTTGTTACTATGATCCCTGAACAAGTCGCCGCTAAGTACCCATACGTCGATAGCGTTCAGCCTGTACGAAATCCGTATGCGATTCGGTATGGAGAGAATCTGCTGCCGCCGTTTTATGAGTGGGGCCACATTAATAACAAGGGAAAAATACTTTTGCCCTATTCATATCTTCAACCTGAATATGATCAAGGCACTTGGACCAACATAACTATTTCGTGTAAGCCGTTCACTGACTATACCCTTTCGTTTGAAAGTGTGGGTGGGGCTAGGATTAGAATCACTGATAATAAAACGCCTTTTTCTATCCTCTTGGATTTAACAGATACAGGAGGTGCATTTAACAGCGGTGATAATACAACTCTAAGTGTTTATATCGACGCTGGTATTGTGGGGCAGGTAAATAACCCTATGCTCACAATTGGCTACACGCCTAAACTGTTCAAACCACGCGAATACGCCATGCTCGCACTGCAAACGGACTTATACGCCGATCCGCTAACAGGTGCGAATGCTGACCATGTGTTCGAGAAGGACGGGCAGTATTTCAAGCTGGCAAAGTGGAAGAAAACTATCATGAATGGCTCTGAGGATGTTTCATACGGTAGTAGCGCTTCGGGATATAAGACGATTCGGTTACCTAAAGTTGATCGCGATTTTTCAGCAGGGTTTTATATCACTAAGTATGACGGCAAGCAACTTACTTATTCATACAATGCTGTTACCGGAGCGGATCAATTTAGGCAAGGGCCAGGAGAAAGTTTCCTGTTTCTAACCGTATCCAACACAGACAGCGGATGGGGCGACAACTACACGCCGACAGCCGACGAGATTAAGGCGTATTTTATGGGCTGGGTAATGTATCCGGGGATGGCAGTAGGGGATAATCCAACCAATAAGGGGCCATATAATGGAACAGGAGAAAAGTGGTGGGTTAGGAGAGGCCCGTCTGGTCCAAATGTATGGGCAGATGCGACTAATTTTAGCCCAACTACATTAGCAGCCGATTACAAACCGTATCAACTCGTATACCAACTCGCAACTCCAACAGTCGAGCCTATCGTTTCTGAAGGTATGCTGACGTTTAATGAAGGCGGTAACCAGATCGTAGTTGGATCGGGGATCGTGATTCGGGAGAATAACGCCGCTTCCGTTGCGAGTAATGGAGTTGCCACATTTAACGGTGCAACCTATCCATTGAAAAATCGCGCGGCTGCATTTATCGGATTATACAAAGACAGTATCAGAATTACACCTGATAGTTCTGGCTTTCGGACTCCGGCATCAGCTTTGGAGATATCTAATGGGCCTGCATGGGCCAGTCTGAACAAAGAGCGATACGACGCATCCGCTGCATATTCTGTCACATACTTGATGTTGGATAAATCGCCCAGCACTTCATTTACTGGATCTTACGCAGCTAACGAAAAGTTGATACTCCAAGAGCTGACCGACGCCGTGCAGCAAAATGCGACCGCTGTATCGGTGCTGATGAATAAGAAGGCGGATAGGGATACACCGGGTTGGATAACACCGACATTGATAAATGGATGGATTCCTTATGCAGATAGCACGCACTATTATGGATATACTACAGCTCAATACATGAAAGACTCCCAAGGTTTTGTATACCTTAGAGGATTAATAAAAAAAGGTTCCCCAAGCACAATATTTTACCTTCCAATAGGATATCGGCCAAAGCAAAGTATTACTTTTGTAACAATTTGCTACGACGGGTCTACTGAACAAGTAACCAGAATTAGAATTTCATCGGATGGTTCTGTCTCTTATGTAGTAGGCCCTACAATATCCGCTGAAGCATCTTGGTTGTCCTTAAATTTACCACCCTTCACAATAGACTAAAAGGAGGTATCCCATGAAAGCCATGCCTAAAGTAACTAATGAAGGCCTCTATTTAGAGGACACACTCGTGGACGATACCTTTACCGGTGTCGTCCCTTTTAATTCCCACTTGGGGCAAGGAACAGCAGATTTACTACTTCAAACAGTTGATGATGGTGCACAACCAGAAGGTGAGTCACCCAACGAATCAGAATCCAACATCTCCGGCTACATCATCGGCATCCCGGTGACTCCCGGCTTATTCCACCCACGATTTGATCTCGCAGCATGGAATGCATACGAATCTGCCGTAAGCGCTGCTCAGAATTCTTATCACGAAGCTCTATCGGAATGGCATGCACTCCCAAAAGAGCAACGGGGTGACATGCCGATCCTCGTCTCTCCGCCACAACCAGAACTTTGGATCGAAGGCCTAACCCAGAAAGAAATCGAGGAGCTAACCAGACCTCAACCAATAGTGCCTAATGAAGTGGATCGCTTAGGTAACGAGATGGTAACACGGGAATTGGAGGCCTTGGAGCTGCGCCAACAGAATGAGGCACAGGGCGCTCAAATTGTAGGGCTTGAATTGCGGTTGTTGTCATTAGAAAATAGCTGAGCGAAAGGAGCGGTAGACGATGTTCGAGAACGATTTTGAACGATTGAAGTACTACTATGAAAAGAAGTGGGCGCAGAAGCCTCAATTGAGACAGTATGTCGCGTTTGGCGTGATTACCTCGAAAGAATATGAAGTCATCACTGGCGAGGCATACTAAACGCTGCTGTTGTATGCCTCCTAGTGTAAAAGAGAAGGCGGAATCATGCTGGAGAAGCGGAGCGTTCGCCTTTGTCCCCGGATTTTAACCTTATCTATAAAGTTACAAGAAAATCTGGGGGCAACAGCGATCGGAAGAATGATCCGCATGCGGAGTGATGTTTAGTTATGAGATAGCATGCACAGAACGACCAAGTCAATCAACAACAAAAGCCCTCGGCTCCTCCGAGGGCTTTTTCACACCTTCAAAACCATATAAAAGGAGGAACAATTATGTATGAGCACATCGGTCAACTGTTTAAGATGCTGGTGGCGGGGACGGGGGCCGTGACAGGGTACGTC